TTTAGATGTTTATAATACAATCAACCATATTTACGAAACAAAGTATCCTGAATTAAAACCCGCTAATAAACAATTAGTTGGTAAGATAGAAAAAGAACATAGTTTGTTTTTTAATGGTGATGACAGTGATAAAATGACTAAACATAATCATTTACCTAATAATGTATTAATGTGGTTTGAACAAAAGTTCAGACATTATTTAGAATGGAATAAAATTAAAGAATATAATATGCATTTTAATTCTATTTGGGTTAACACGATGTTTGAACATGAGTACAATCCAGTGCACGTGCATCAAGGAACATTGTTTACAGGATTATCTTCTGTAATGGTTTTAAAATTACCAGAGTCTTATGGTGTAGAATACTCAGCACCAAATCAACCACAAAATGGTAAATTACAAATACTGGGTTCAGCTAACGGACACTTTGCAAATGTAGATTATCAACCAAATATTAAAGAACGAGACTTTTATATATTTCCATATGACATGAGACATTGCGTTTATCCATTTAATGGACCAGGATATAGAAGAACACTTGCTGCAAATATGGATGTGCAGTATGACCCAATTAGAAACAGAGGAGTAAGTTAATGTACGAAAATAGACATATTACAGAACCTAAATGGAAAAGTTGGATAGTTCAAACAACTACACCATTATTTACACCAGATCAATGTCGACAGATTATTGCATCAGGTAGAGCACAGAAACCACAACAAGCACAAGTGGGTATGAATAAACCTGGTGGTGGAACTGATACAAAGAAAAGAGTTACAACAATATCATGGATACCTTTTAAAGAAATGGAACACATGTATCGTGATCTTAATAATTTTATACAAAAAGCAAATGAAAACCATTTTGGGTTTGGTGACATACAAGTTACAGAACAAGCTCAATTTACAGAATATCCAGAAGGAGGATTTTATGACTGGCATATGGATTGTGATGTGAACATGCAACATGAACCACCTGTTAGAAAAATATCAATGACGTTGTTGTTAAATGATCCGTCAGAGTTTAAAGGTGGAGATCTAGAACTTATGGCACCTGGTAAATTTGCAGAACTAAAACAAGGACACGCAATTATATTTGCATCATTTTTAAATCACAGAGTTAATCCAGTAACCAAAGGTATGAGACAATCTTTAGTATGTTGGTTTGGAGGCAAACCTTTTAGATGATTGCTGAAGGATTTTTTCCCACACTTATATATGCAGAGGATGTTAACTTAGATAATCAACAATTAGCTAATGATATTATTGCTTGGTCTAAACAAAACCCAGGTGTTAAAAAAACAAATGTTAATGGTTGGCATAGTGAAACTAATATGCATGAGTTACCACAATTTAAATCGTTGGTAGATGAGTTATTTAAAATGCAGTATCAAGTATTTAAAGAAGAGTGGTTAGATAAAGAACCAAGATTAGGTAATATGTGGGCTAACATAAATTATAAAGGTGGATATAATAGACCACACATACATCCCAATAGTTTATTTAGCGGTGTATACTATGTAAAATCACAACCTAATTCAGGTAAACTTGTCTGTAATGATCCAAGACCAGGTATACAAACAAATATGCCTACAAGAGTTAAAGGACAACCCCCGAAACATTTGTGGAGAGAAATACATTTAGATCCAAAAGAGGGTAGAATACTTATGTTTCCTTCTTGGTTATGGCATTGTGTTGAACCTAACGAATCAAATGATATAAGAATATCAGTAAGTTTTAATTTTATACAAAATGGCTTTCAATAAATATCAAGTAATCAAAGGTGCAGTTAGCTATGAGTTAGCTAATTTTATCTTTAACTATTTTCTACTCAAACGTGATGCAGTTAAATACATGTATGATAACAACATTACCTATGACAATGGTATGCTTGGTACATGGACCGATAAGCAAATACCTAATACTTTCTCATGTTATGCTGATAATGTAATGGAGACTTTACTTGTTAAAGTATTGCCAGTAATGCAACAAGAAACCGGCTTAGACCTATGTCCTACTTATTCCTATGCAAGAATATATAAACATGGTGACGAATTAAAAAGACACAAAGACAGACCTAGTTGTGAAATATCTACGACTATTAATTTAGGTGGAGATCCATGGCCTATATTTATAGACGGCACAGGTGCGGATAGTGTTATAGATGAATATAAAAACATACATAAACCCGATGCTCCTAAAGGCACAAAAGTCCTGCTTGATGTTGGCGATATGCTAGTATATAGTGGATGTGAATTAGAGCATTGGAGAGAACCTTTTGAAGGAACTACTTGCGGACAGGTATTTCTTCATTATAACCATTTAAATGGTCCTTTTGCTGAAAAGAATAGGTTCGACAGAAGGCCAATGTTAGGTGTTCCACCAATAAGGAATACATAAATGGAGTTATATGTTACAAAAATTAGGGTTCTTACCAGGGTTTAATAAACAAGTCACATCAACAGGTGCCGAGTCTCAATGGATAGATGGAGAAAATGTACGTTTTAGATACGGTACTCCTGAAAAAATAGGTGGCTGGCAACAATTAGGTGAGTCTAAACTTACTGGAGTTGCAAGAGGTTTACATCATTTTGTAAACAAAGCATCTACAAAATTTGCAGCTATAGGAACTAACAGGATTTTATATGTTTATTCTGGAGGTGTATATTATGACATACACCCATTAGTTAATCCAACAGGCACAACTTTATCAAATTGTTTTACAACATCTAATGGATCTCCGACCGTTACTATTACTTTTCCAGGAACTCATACATTTGTAGCAGGAGATATTATAACGTTTAGTGATTTTTCAGCTGCAACTAATTCTAATTATGCAGCAGCAGATTTTGATGGTGTAAAATATATGGTAACTAGTGTGCCAACTACAACTACTTTAACTATTACAATGGATAGTAATGAGTCAGGTTCTGGTGCAACTACATCTGGAAGTGTTAAGTACTATCAGTACTATCACGTTGGACCTGCTGAACAAATTGGAGCTTTTGGTTGGGGCATATCATTATGGGGTGGTAATATTTTAGGATCATTAACAACAACTTTAAATGGAGCATTATTAAATGACGCTAATGGTACAGGTGGATCAGGAACTAGTATTACACTTACCAGCACAACAGGTTTTCCATCTTCAGGTACAAACTACATTCAAGTAGGTAGTGAAGAAATTTCATACACAGGTATAACAGGAAATAATTTAACAGGTATTACAAGAGCTGCACGAGGATCAACAAGAGCTGCACACAGTAATGGTGCAACCGTAACCAATACATCTAGCTGGACTGGGTGGGGATCTGCTGCAGCTAACACAGACTCAGTAACCGATCCTGGTCTATGGTCCTTGGACAATTTAGGGTCAACACTAATAGCTTTAATACATAACGGAGAATGTTTTGAGTGGGATGGTGATGCAACTAATGCAACATCAACAAGAGCTACAATTATATCAGGTGCACCAACAGCATCACGTGATATGTTAGTGTCAACTCCCGATCGTCACTTAGTATTTTTTGGTACAGAAACAACTATTGGTGACAAGACTACACAAGACGATATGTTCATAAGATTTTCGTCTCAAGAAGATATAAATGACTATACACCTACCGCTGAAAATACTGCTGGTACACAAAGACTGGCCGCCGGATCACGGATCATAGGAGCTAAACTAGGTAGAAATGCAATTTATATTTGGACTGATACATCATTATTTACTATGCGTTTTGTAGGTCAACCCTTTACATTTGCATTTGAACAAGTTGGTACTAACTGTGGGTTGATTGGTATGAATGCAGCTGTCGAAGTTGATGGTGCTGCGTACTGGATGTCTGACAATGGTTTTTTTAGATTTGCTGGTAAGTTAGAATCTATGGATTGTTTGGTTGAAGACTATGTTTATGATGATCTTAACACAACCTCTAATCAATTAGTTTATTGTGGTATTAATAACTTGTTTGGTGAAATTACTTGGTTCTATCCAACATCTACATCAAATGTAAATACTAGATCTGTTACATATAGTTATTTAGATTCAACATCAAAACGACCTATATGGTTTACCAATGCAAGTAGTTTATATCCTAGAACAACTTGGGAAGATTCTGCTGTATTTGGTTTACCACATGCAACACGATACAGTGCTGGAGTTGATACATCTTTTGATGTTCGTGGTAATACAGATGGTACTACTGTTTATTTTGAACATGAAACAGGAGTTAATCAACAAGAAGCAGCAACTACAGCTGTTGCAATACCAGCTAATATAACATCAGGGGACTATGATATTACACAAAAAGTTGTTAGAGGAGCTGCAACTAACATGGCTGACCTTAGAGGTGATGGTGAAAACATTATGAGAGTTAGTAGAATTATACCTGATTTTATATCTCAACAAGGTAGTGCTATTATACAATTAGATTTAAGAAACTATCCAAATGATGTGGCAGCTAGCTCATCACTTGGTCCTTTTACAGTAACAACAAGTACGGATAAAGTAGACACACGTGCTAGAGGTAGAGCTATAGCTCTTACAATATCCAACACTGCAGTAGATACTAGTTGGAAGTTAGGGACTTTTAGGTTAGATATACAAGCTGGAGGAAGACGATAATGGAAGCTTTGTTAACATCACTTGCAGCTAAATATGGTTTTGAATATGCTGCTAAACTTTTAGGCATAGATCAACAATCACAAAATCCTAAGTATGCAATTAGTTTAGGTGGTAATACTTTTGATTTAGGAAACATGGCTAAAAAAGCAGGACTTAATCAAGGTATAAAAAGTTTAACGGGTGGAAAACTTGGTGGTATGTTGGGTCCTGGACTTTTAATGGGTGGAGCTTTAATGTTAGGTAGAGCGTTTGATCCTACAAGACCGGGTTCAAGAAATTATAATCCTAATCTTGCTGGTCAAATAACAGATTTAAAGAACAGAGGAATGTTAAATGATCGTAATCAAATTACATCAGGACCACTAGCTGGTAAAAATTTAGTGTCTATGTTTGGAACTAATGACTACGGAAAAATGTTAGATAAAAAAGTAGATTACTTTGAAGATAGAATTACATCAGGTAAAGGTTTCAGTGCAAAAGGATACAGAGATGCTAAAAACGAAGCTATAAGTGAATCAGGTATTGGAGTTAATATAGATGGTGTAACAATGTCTGGTCCAGATTATCAAGGTGACACAGGAAATGGTGGTAAAGGTGATAAAGGTGGAGGAGAAGGTGGATATGGTGGTTTTTGTTTTGATCCAAGCACTCCTATTCAAATGGCTGATGGTAGTGAAAAGAAAATTAAAAATATTCAATTGGGTGATGATACTAAAGGCGGAGAGGTTACAGGTGTATTTCAATTTAAAGCATCTGACGAAATACATGATTACAAAGGTGTTACCGTTGCAGGTAGTCACTTTGTTAAAGAAGACGGTAAATTTATTATGGTTAAAGATAGTCCACTTTCAATTAAGATTGATAAGATACCTGTAGTTTATTCTTTAGACACAAGTGGCAGAAGAATTTTTATTAATGACATTGAGTTTGCTGATTATAATGGTGACGGTGTTGCTAAAAATTTCTTAAACAATGCTGGTATAAATGTACCTGAATTTAACAAAGAAGTATTAAGACAAGTAGAACAAAGATTGATATAATGGCAAAGATAGTACAATCATTAACTAGAGCAAGCTCAGAGTATGAGGAAGATGTGGCACAGTCTTTGGTTAGAGATTTAGATGCGGTGTTGGAAAAACTTAACACTACATTTCAAGAAGAATTAAAACAGGAGATAGAAGCTAGAAGTTTCTTTTTAGATTAATGGCAGTAGTAAACCAATATAAATTTGTAGGAGTAGATAATAGTACAACAGGTAGTGCACTTACACCTTTTGGTTCAGGTGTTCCTGCAGTCAATGAAACAATAGTTATTAAATCAATATTAGTTACATCAGCTGGTACACCAACAGTGACTGTTACAAACAATAGTATTACAGCTATTAAATCAGCACAATTAACAGCTAATACTACAACAGAATTATTAACCCAACCGCTAATAGTAGAAGGTGGTAAAACTTTTACAGTTCAAGCAAGCACAACAGACTCGTTTGATGTAGCTATTAGCTATCTAAACATTAAGAAAGAGGTAACGACATAATGAGTGAAATAAAAATGCTGACTCCAAAAGAGATCATAACTACAATATCAAACAATAAAACAGGCGAAATTTATAAGGATGAAGAAGCTTTAAAAGCTGCTAATATCCCCGAAGAAGACGTAAGGCGAGATGTAAAAGTCATCATGCCAGCTCTTGATTTGTTCGCAAAAACCAAGTAAAGTAGCAAAACCATGGGAATAGAAGATATACAAATTTCAGAAGAGCTAGAGACTAACGCACCATCTATAAAGTATAGTGGTAATGAAGGTCCTAAATCTCCACAAGAGATGGAGCAAATGATGATGGCTCAACTAGAAGAAGAATATTCTAAGTACGTTGATGACATGTTAGAGCAAGGTCTTGAACCTATGTCTCTTGAACAATTTTTAGATCAAGCAATGGCCGAAGGACAGATGTCAGGTGGTAATCCATTACCATCGGACCCAACAAAACCAGTTAATCCTTTTCAACCTAAACCAACAGGACCAGCTTTACCTGACAGACAGATGGCAGCGTATGGTGGTATCATGGGTTTAGATGGTAGAAAACAATATGGTTTTGGAAGTTCACTTAAAAAATTTGTAAGAAAAGTTATACCGAATGAAGTATCAGAGATTGCAGTTAAGGCTGCACCATTCGTTGCACCGTTTAACCCGCTAGCTGCAGGTTTGATGTCAGGCATAGGTAGCTTTGATCAAACAGGTAGAATAGGTTCATCACTTAAATCAGGATTAATGAATTATGGTTTAGGTAATGTTGCAAGAATGGCTGGCGGCGCAGGGTTTCAAGGAGGTTTAAAAGCTTCTGGCACAGGCACTGGCTTTGGAAGTTATTTTACATCACCAACAACAGGTAATCAATTGTTTGGAAATGCTGCAAAAAAAATTGTACCTAATACAAATATTACAACCAATAATTTAACAGGTTTATATGATGAAGGTCAAGCAGGATCAAATTTAACAGGAAACGTATTAGACGAATTTAAAAATGTTCAAACAGGAGGAAAAGGTTTAGATAGTCTTACTACTAAACTATCTCCACTAAAAAAATTAGGTAATAAAATTATGGAATACGTGCCAACATCTTTTGGTGATGTAAATCCATTTGGAGAAAATTTTGATCTTAAAAAAGCAGGGGGTGCTTTCCTTTTATTTAAAGGAGTAGAAAAATTATCTAACATGGCTCCACAAGAAACTGTATCAGCAATCATGGACCGTGGTGAAAATTTAGATTTAGAAGGTATTAGAACAGAAGTTATAGAAGCTTACAGAGATCCATCAGGTGAAAAATTAAAAGACTTAGCAATTAAATATCCTTATATACATCAAAATGCAGATGTTGTTAATGTGGCTCAAGGTGGAAGAATAGGTTTTGATGATGGTGGATCTACTAGTGATACTCCATTAATGGATAGAGTAAAAGAATTACAAAATGAAGGATTAGATATTAGTTCAGCAATAGCTCAAGCTATAGAAGAATTACAAGCAAGAGATAAAAAAGCCGAAGGTGGAATCATGGACCTTGGTGGCAAAGAAAAAGACTACAGAAACACTGGTGGTTTTGTAGACTTAGGAGCTAAAGAAAAAGCTGACGATGTGCCTGCAAGATTAAGTGTAAATGAGTTTGTATTTACTGCAGATGCTGTTAGAAACGCAGGTGGTGGAGATATAGATCAGGGAGCAGAAGTTATGGAAAACATGATGAAACATTTAGAACAAGGTGGA